CTCTCAATATTAACCTTTCTGGTAGGCGTAATTACTACTTTATTTACACTCTTATATCGGAACAACAGAGAAAAGCAACGAGAACAAGATATAGCCATAAAAGAGCTTCGTAACTTCATTGGGCAAGTACCGAAAGAATATGTTTCAAAAGATGATTTTTCAAGAGTCGTTACTCCTTTGGAAAAAAAAGTTGACGATGTCAATGAAAAGCTGGCGAAATTAAGTAATGAGTTAATCGACGCTATAGGTAAACTTAGTATCCAAATTGCCCAATTAGTTAGGGGTGAAAAAAGCACATGACTGAAGTACCAATTTCCGAGTATCGAGAACTTCGTGGCTGGATACTCAGGAGTTTATATAACAGTCTCCCTGCCTGGATAGGTGTGCCTAGTTTAACTACAACTTTATACAAATGCGGTTTCGATACAACACCAATACATGTTTCAGGGCATTTACGTTATTTGGCGGAAAAAGGCTATATAGAATATAAGGAAGTCGGCGAAAGTGGGCTTTCCAGGCATGTGGCAAAACTTACTTTCAAAGGTGTTGATTTAGTCGAAGGAAATTTGGATGAAGATCCAGGCATCATTGTTAAATGATTAATGGAGGAATGGTGATAAGCATGAATCAAAATGCCGCAATACGAGGGTATATCATGCGGATGTTGACCCTGAGTACTAATAATACTTTACTTTGTAGTCAAATATCTAAAAAACTCTTGGATGACAAAATGGAAACAAATCCTGATATAATCAAACACCTGGATTATATACAAAGTAAAGGTTATATACAATTTGCAGCCAAAAATAATGCTTTTATTACCTATTGGCAAAATGGGCCAGTGACCCTGACGGCCACCGGGGTCGATCTGGTTGAAGGATCAATTACCGATCCGGGAGTGGATATTTAATATGGGTGAAGAGCGCCGCCGAACCCGGATCAGGTGTAAAATTGACGATTTGCCGCCTGATGTAAAAGTTATGGTTGATTTAATGCTGGCGGATACTAGAAATACCTATCAAATGATTGTTGATTATATTGTCAGCACTGGTAATGAGGTATCTAAAAGCGCGGTCGGAGCTTATGCACTCCGGAAGAATAACGCCGCCCAACGGCTCATGGAAGCCCAAGAGCAGACTAAAACATTAATTGAAGTTATAAAAAAGAACCCGGATACTGACTATACCGAGGGCGCACTCCAAATTATGACTGGAGAATTAACAAAAAAATTCGCGACCGCTCAAGAAGAATGGGATGAGATGCCACTCGACAAGGCTGGAAGATTGATGGTGGCGTTATCCCGAACTAAAGTTTATAAAGATAAAGTCAAAACCGAAGTGGCATCTAAAATAAGAACTGCCTTAGATGCTTTTAAGAAAGAAGTTTATACCGAACTTGAAGGCAAGGAACCGGAGTTAGTTGAGAAACTGATCCAAGTGGCAAACCGGGTAGCGGAACGATTGGAGAAGGAAGCATAAATGGGTATTTTAAATGATTTTAAAAAGAATATAATCCAGCGTGATTTCAGCAAACTAAAAGACGTGCTGGAACAATATTTAACTCATGATGCTTCTCCCCAATATCAGGAGCTTTATACCCTTTATCAAAGCGACTATAGTTTAACCGGCCAGAATGGAATTCGCCGCAAATTAGCCGCCTTGAATTTAGAATTTTTTGGGCGAGCCTATTTCCCCCATTATTTTTCCCGGAAATCCCCCGGCTTTCACCGGGAATTGGATCAGTTATGGCGGGAAGGTGTTCTTAAAAATATGGTTCCGGATAATCCGGAAACTATCGAACAAATTAATCAATCTTCTGGCTCCAAGCAAGCAATCGCCGCTCCACGCGGCCATGCCAAATCAACCAATGTCACCTTTAAGGATGTTATGCATTCAGTCCTTTTGGGATATAAGCATTATGCCATAATCATTTCCGATGCATCGGACCAGGCTGAAGGATTCTTGGAAAATATTCGGGTAGAGCTTGAGGAAAACGAAGCCATCCGGGAAGATTTCGGGAATCTGGTTGGAAATAAAGTCTGGCGAAATGATGTTTTATTGACTTCCACAGATATTAAGCTTGAAGCAATTGGTTCCGGCAAAAAAATTCGTGGCCGCAAGCATCGGAACTGGCGACCTGATTTATTGGTCCTCGACGATATTGAAAATGATGAAAATGTCAGGACTCCGGAACAACGTAAAAAGCTTTTCAATTGGTTCACCAAAGCGGTTTCAAAATCCGGAGATAGTTATACTGATGTTTTTTATATCGGTACCATCCTTCATTATGACAGTTTGTTGGCAAATATGCTTAAAAATCCGGGCTATAAAACTCGGAAATATAAAGCGGTTATCTCCTGGGCGAAGCGACGCGATCTATGGGATGAATGGGAACAGATTTATATAGATCTCGAAAACGAGAATCATCAAAACGATGCATTGACCTTTTTTGAAACAAATCGCAACATGATGTTGGAGGAAACAAAAGTACTTTGGGAAGAAAAGCTGTCTTATTATGATCTGATGGTGATGCGGGTAGATGAAGGCGAATCCTCCTTTAACTCTGAAGAACAAAATGATCCGGTCAATCCGGAAGATTGCTTATTTAATGAGGAATGGCTTGATTTTTATAACCCACTTGATATTGATTTTTCAACCGGATATTCCTTTTATGGTTTTGTCGATCCGTCGCTTGGCAAAAAGAAAAATAGTGATTTTTCAACTATTATCACCCTAGCCAAGAATGATAAATCCGGATATCTATTTATTCTTGATGTTGATATGGAGCGGCGACATCCAGACAAGATTATCACCGACACCTTAGAAAAAGAGCGTTGGCTCCGGCAGACCTTCAAAAAAGGGTACCGGAAATTCGGATGTGAAACAAATCAATTTCAATGGTTTTTAAAAGAGAAAATCGCCGAAGCAAGCGTCAAAGAGCAGCTATATCTCCCCATCGTTGAAGTGAATCAAATTAGTGATAAAACAGCCAGGATCGAAACACTTCAACCGGATGTTAAAAATAAATATATCAAGTTTAATAAAGCGCATAAAAAACTTTTGGAGCAACTGCTCCAATTTCCGATGGGGGCACATGACGACGGCCCGGATGGTCTCGAAGCTTGTCGTACCCTTGCTAAAGATTCTAAGTTTGCCACTGTACCTAAATATGAAAGTGTCATATCCAAAGCTTTAGGAAGATTTAAGGGGGCTTATTAAAAGTGGCTATAGTCGATCAATATGGCAATCCTTTCCCCTCTCGGCCTATAACCCGTGAAATCGCGGTATTAACTCTCCGCGACCGGTTTTCGACATATCCATCCCAAGGATTGACTCCCCAGCGGCTGGCGGCGATCTTTAAGGAAGCGGATCAAGGGTTTGTTTTGCAACAAATGGAGCTTTTCGAAGAAATGGAAGAAAAGGATACCCATTTGGAATCGACTCTCCAAACCAGAAAATTAGCGGTACAAGGTTTGGAATGGGATATATTACCCTTTTCCGAAGACAGTCAGGATAAAAAAATAGCTGATTTTGTCACAGACGTATTGCAAAGTATTGAAAATATGGATGATTCCATATTGGATTTAATGGATGCCGTGGGAAAGGGTTATAGTATTGCGGAAATTATGTGGGAAATCATTGGCAATCAAGCTTGGATAACTGATATTGAATGGAAACATCCCAAACGGACTGGTTTCAATATCAATGCCAATTTCAACCAAATACGGTTAATCACCGATGAAGAACCAATGTTCGGTATCCCTTTACCACCGGGGAAATTTATCATCCATCGGTATAAAGCCCGGTCGGGGCATCCTGCGCGAGCCGGTATTCTTAGAGTTTGTGCCTGGATGTATTTATTTAAAAACTATGATCTTAAGGACTGGGTTGCTTTTGCCGAAGTTTGCGGGATGCCGTTACGTTTGGGTAAATACCCACTATCCGCCACCAAGGAGGATAAAGAAGCATTGATGTCGGCGTTGGTACAATTAGGGACTGATGCCGCCGGTATTATTTCTGAAAATAGC